GAGTGATACTTTGGTTATTATAAATGGTATGGAGGTTAAAATGCCAAAATTACATCAAGACATTGCGAACAATGTCGATTATGCTTCAGAGACTAAAGCCGAGAAGCTAGAAAGGTACCTTATTCAAGGTACAAATACAGGAAAAACTGCAAAGCAGTTTTACCAAGGATTGCTTCAAGAAGCAATAGATCCTCTTACAGAGGATCAAATATCTCTCATCAAAGAGATGAGAGGTCAAGTAAGAAATAACAATTGCAATTGTTATTTGCCAAAATTTATCTCCGATAAATTATGGTATTCCGAGCAACTTGAAGTTGCTAAAGAATCCAAAAACAAGTTTGTTTTTGAAAACATATTTTCCCTTCCGATTGTATCGGATAAATGGAAAGTAAAAAGTTAAGCTAAAGCTTAACTCCTTTGAATGAGGGAGGGTGCGAAGCACCCTCCCTTTTATTTTTTTTGCAAAAAAAAATTGCTACAGCAAGTGGCTGTAGCATTGCAAATGCTCAGGCATTTGCATAAAAATTGCTCTAAAGGTATTATGGCACATATGGCACACATATAAAAAGAGCAATTTTTTGCATTGCCTGTGGCAATGAGCAAACGGAGTTTGCTACCCCTCGGAGGCAATGCTTCGCATTTGCAAGCTTCGCTTGCTACTCGCTGTCGCGAGTTGCCTCCTCCCCCCACCCTGCCACCCTTCCCTGCCAGCACCCCCTCCCCACCTGCCACCCCCATCCCCGAAGGTATCAAAAGTGGTCTGAGTTAAGAACTTAGCTACTGAGTATGGTGTTATCTGTTTGTCTTTGTATGTGCTAGGGGGTAGGGCTTAGAGTTTCGTTGGTTGGTTTATATATACCTATGACAAAATTTTTTTTGCAAAAAGTGATTGGGTGTAGCTATTATATGCTAAGTGGTATAGCAAATGTTCTCCCTTTTAATTAGGGAGAACAATGCTTTTTGGTAGATGTTATCCCTTCCCCTTTGCAAATTATACTGCAATAGCAAAAAAATAGTCAAGCGAATAAAAAAGAAAAAAGAAAGTATATAAAGAAAAAAGAAAGATAAAGGGGAGGAAGGGATTAAGTTGCCTCCCCTTTTTTCAAGGAGATAGTTGACTCATGGAGCCAACACAGTTATTATATTTTATGTAGGAGAACAGGTCAATGACAAAAAATAATAAAAAGAAAGAGAAATTTTTAGAGAAATTTAAAGAAATAAAGACTGTATATACTACTTGTCAAGTTGTCAATGTTCCAAGACGAACATTGTATAATTGGTTAAAAGAAGATCATGAATTTAAAGCTGACTTTGATGAAATTAGACTAGGTATTGGAGATGATTTAGAAAGTAAGGCATTTCAATTAATAGACAAGATGATGGAAAAGGGTGATTATGGTAGACCTGTTTTACTTATAACTATGTTAAATGCTAACAATAGTAAATACAAAACAGCAGATAATACTTCAGATGAATCTAGACAATTAATGGAAGATTTCAGAAAAATGGCTGCAGAAAATAAGAAGAAACCTACTAAATCTAAGGCAGTTAAGGAAGCAGAGGACATAATTAATGACTCAGAGTCAAAGTGAGCTAACAGATTTTCTTTATGAGAAGGTAGGGTTTGATCCTACTGATGAACAAAGAGTAATATTAGACTCAGATAAAAGATTTACACTTGTAGCAGGTGGAGAACAGGCAGGAAAAAGCATGATTGCTAGTAAATTCTTGTTAAAAAAGACATTTGAAACAGAAAATCCAGGATTATATTGGCTAGTTGCTGCAGATTACGGCAGAACTAGGGCAGAATTTGAATATTTAATAGAAGATTTTGGTAAACTAGGCTTATTAAAGAAGGCATCTAAGAGAGTAGATCCAGGTAGAATTGAATTAGCTGATGGTACAGTAATAGAAACCAAGTCAGCCAAAGATCCTAGAACTCTAGCTATGAGAGCACCCGATGGAATCATAGGATGTGAGGCTAGTCAGTTAGATTTAGAAAGTTATTACAGGATAAGAGGTAGATGTGCACCTAAAGCAGCATGGATGTTTCTAGCAGGAACATTTGAGGGTAGCCTTGGATGGTACCCTTCGTTGTTTCAGGCATGGAAGTACGGAGATAAAGACGAAAAATCTTTTTCTCTCCCTTCTTATACTAATAAACACTTATATCCAGGAGGTAAAAATGATCCAGAGATACAAAAACTCAAGAATGAGGCTAGTGATGATTTCTTTATGGAAAGGATTGAAGGTATTCCTTCTCCACCTACGGGAATCGTATTCCAAGAATTCAGAAGTGACAGACATATATCAGAAAAGGCTAGCTATGTACCAGGGGAACCAGTCCACTTGTGGATGGACCCAGGTTATGCAGGCGGCTATGCTATCGAAGCGATACAGATCAGCGATGATCAAGTTAGACTTATCGATGAAGTCTACGAAAAATCTTTAATTACTGAGGAAATGATTAACATTTGTCAGAATAGAGAGTGGTGGAGTGATGTGCAGTTTGGAGTAATTGATGTAGCAGGGTATCAGCATCAGGCTATGGCAGCTCCTGCTGAAGTTTGGTTAAATGAAACAGGATTATATTTAGATTCTCAGAAAGTAAAGATTAATGATGGTACAGAAAAATTAAAATCTATGTTAAAATTAGCTCCAAATGGTGAGCCAAGATTAATAATTAACCCTAAATGTAAAGGAATCTTGTCAGAGTTTGGTGCAGCTCCTAATCCATTTAATGGACAGACACTTGTTTACAAGTGGAAAACAGATAGAGATGGAAATATAGTTGGCAATCAGCCTGAAGATAAGTATAATCATGGTGTGAAAGCTGTAATATATGGCTTGATTAATCATTTTGGTTATGCACATATAGAAAATAGAAGCACAATTCGTGTAAAGAGGTGGTAATGGCACGGAAAAATTATAAGCCTGAAACAATTATAGATAAAGTAGAGAGTCATTATGATGCTACTGAACCATTAAGAAACAGAATGGACAAGGATTATTCTCTTTATAGATTAGATCCTTATGATGCAGGTGATGGATATCAATCATATACTTCAAATGAACCATCTACTTATGCAGACAAAATAATTTCTTTTGTCGTGCAAAGCGAAATGGTAGCAAGAATTCCTAATATATCTGAAAACGAAGAAGACAGAGATGCAAATAATATGAAAGAAAGATTCTTCCTTGGTGCATTAAGAAGTGCTGATGAAAGAATTAAAAAAGCATCTATGCCCTCAATTAAAAATCAACTAGGTTGGTATATATGTATGAGAGGGTGGTATGCAGGTAGAGCATTACTTGTAAAAGATAAAGAAGAAGAAACTTATGTAGATATTACACCTTGGGATCCAATGCATACTTATTGGTCTGCAGGAGCTAACGGACTAGAGTGGGCTTGTTATAAGATTAAAAAATCTAAAGAACTAGTAGAGGCACAATACAATATTAAGTTACCAAGAAACGAACAGTATGATGATGAGGATTGGGTAGATGTATATGATTACTACGATAAAGAAATGAATACAGTTGTTCTTTCTAACGGAAGAGTAGCTAAGAAACCTACACCACATGGTTCACCAAGGGTGCCTGTGTTTTTGGGGCCTGTAGGGTCAGCTCCTATGATACAGGCACTTAATGATATGACTCCTATTGATGACACGATTGCTGATTATGGAGAATCTGTTTTTAAACATAACAGAGAAAATTACGAAAAGAATAATCTTATGATGTCTATAATGTTAGAGCTTACAGCTAGAGCAAGACGGCAAGGATTAAAAATTACATCAAGAGATGGAATGAAAACACTTGACGAAGATCCTTATAAAGAAGGTACAGAAATATCCTTAGCACAAGGAGAAAATGTAGAGCCTTTAGGTTTAATGGAAGTAGCTAGAGAAACAGGTGCTTTTATGGGATTAGTGTCAGGAGAAACTCAAAGAGGATCTATACCACATACACTTTATGGAGATATTCAATTTCAATTGTCAGGATTTGCAATCAATACCCTTAGACAAGGTATTGATTCTGTAATCTCACCTAGAATAAAAGCTATGGAAGATGCTTATACAGATATGTGTATGTTAATTGTAGATCAATATTTAACAGAATCTTTTGATGCTATGGAATTATCTGGACAAGATATGAACAGACAATATTTTAAAGATGAAATATCTCCTGACTCAATTAAAAAGGCAGGAGATATAATCATATCATTTGTAGGTCAATTGCCTCAAGATGATATGTCTAAGATGAGCATGGCTCAGATAGCAAGAGAAGGCGAAAGTCCATTGCTACCTGATATATTTATTAGAGATAAGATACTTGGTTTACAAGATACAGATCAAATAGATGATGCAATTAGAGAACAACAAGCAGAAAAGGTTTTACCTGAAGCTGCACTTTGGACATTACTTAAAGCTGCAGAAGACAGAGGAAGATCTGATCTTGCACAATTTTATTATAGCGAACTACTTACCTTGATGACAGAAAAAGAAGCAAGAAAGCTAGAATCGCAAATGGCTTTACAGCAACAATTAACAGGACAGCCCCCTATGGGAGGAGGCCCCACAGCAGATCCTAGAGTAGCACCAAATGCTATGATGGGAGTGCCGCCACCCACACCTACTCCACAAGCAGGAGCAGTAGTACCTCCAGGAACTCCTAGACCAGGAGCTCAAAGTGAGGAAGAAAGAATTAGAAGGGCAGGTCTTAACGGAATGAGAGGAGCATAATATGTCAGATTCAAATTATTATTACGGAGCAGTCGAATCAGATCTTAGCATTAATCCAACATCTGATTTTTTTGATCAACATGCAGAACAACTAAAAGGAAGATTTGGAATAGTTACTTCTGCATCAGATGTTTTGTATTTACCTACAGTTATAAAATTTCCTAAAGAATGGAATGATAGACGAAGAAGAGAATGGTATCAAACTGTTAATTGGAATAAAAATGCTACAAAAAAAGATGTTGAACAATTTTATTTTGACACTCAACAATGGGTAAAAAAATTTGGAGGATGGGAACCAAAAAATATTGATACATTAGATGTATTTGCAGTTCCTGTTATAGATGCTGAAGCATGGGAAAACGATGTAAAAGCATCAGAAACAGGTGATACAACTTTTAATAGTAAATATTTTACAGGAGAAAAACCTACTAAAATTTCAGTAGAAGCAAAACGAGATGATAAAGGGTTTATGCAAAAAGAAATAGGGGCTGATGATTTATTTACAAAAGGACAAACAAATTATTTTTCAACTTATAGGGATGCTGAAAAAGATAATGTACTTGGAAGATGGTCACAATTTGGTGCTATTTCTACTGCTTCACCACCTACTCCAGGAATTGGAGGAGGAGGAGGAGGCACAACTGTTGTTGAAGGAAGTCAATTTACTCCTAAATTTTCATATGCTAGTACTGATACTGACGACATTACTCAAAAATTAACAGGAGCTCCTAAAGATTTTAAAGAACCTAAAAATATTCAACAAGATAATCAACTAATAGCTCGATTAATAGATGAAGCTAAAGCACCTTTAACTGAATACATTTCACAAAAAAATAATATTCCTTTAAGTGAAATGAATCAACTTGAAATAGATTTTGACATGGATGTTGATGGGAATATTACAAATTTAGTAGTAAGAAAAGCAGGAGAAGTAACTCCTTTATATAATTATAGACAAGCAGGATACAATGACGAAGATGATCCAGGAACAAATACTGAAGCTTTAAATTCTTTCAATGGATCAGGAACAGATTCTTTTTCTGTTTTTAAAAGACAGAAACTTATTGATCCTAATTATGCATGGAAAAAATTAGGCTACAAAGTACAGACAGGTGGCGAGCAAGGAGAAGACTCTTGGATAACAGATAAAGATGGAAACAGAATAGAAGGAGCTATTGTAGATACTGATGGTAGATGGATAAATATGCCAGGAAGTACAGCAGCACCTAGTTATGGAGCAACTGTTACTAATGCAACAGCTACTGCTAATGCTGTTAAGTCAGCAGGGTTTGCATCTCCAGGAGGGCTTCCTCCAGGAGCAAGCAATATAGCAGGAGGTGGTGGAGGTAATTTAGACTTGCCATATGATTTTACTCCAATTAATCCTGCTCAAGCATTTGCAACTCAAACTCCTGCTATGGCAGCAGGTTTTGCTTTAGGAACAGGACAATTACCTGGATCTGCTAATCCTTATTTACAACAACCTTATCAAGATATATACGGAGGTTTAGCTAGTGCTTATAATTTGGCATTACAAACAGGAAGATTGCAAGCTCCAACAATAGGAGCTAATCTTGCAGGTACTCCAATACAGGCACCAGGATTAGGATTTTCTCAGTTTACTCAAACAGGAGCAAATATATTACAAGGATTACAATCTGACCTTGCTTCTATAGAAACTGTTAAACGAAAAGTTCAAGCAGGAGGAGGAGTAACTACAGGATTAAATGAAGCAGAACTAAGACTTTATAATCAATTATTAAAAGATCCTGCAACAGAATATAAATTAAGAAAAAATTTAATTGATATAACATCTCCAAACCAAGCTACTGCTGATGCTCGAGCAGAGTTGTTAGCACGGCAATATAGTTTAGGAGAATTAACTATGCCAGGTCAAACAGGTATGACTCCAGGATTTTACGGAGGATTAGGAGGAACTATGGGACAAACTGCAGTAACTCCTTTACCTAGTATGATGACTGCTTCGCCAAGTAATATGGCAGGAACAGGTTCTGTACCAAGTGCAATGCCTGCCCCTGCACCTACATCAAGTGTTACACCAACACCTGCACCAACACCTGCATCTTCGCCTTCAATATCTGCAACAGCAAATAGTGTTAATAATCAACAAACTACTGTTACTGATTTAGCAGAATTAAATCAAAAAATAGATGATGCTAATACTGCTATTAATATGGCTACAGGAACTAATAATTCAGGAATAAACATTCCTGATTATCAAACTGCAGCAATGATGGAAGGTATGAATAAACCAACTCTTGAAGAATACAATAGATCTCCTGGATTATATCCAGGATGGACTTTAAGTAATATGAATACAGTTGTTGCTAGTCAAAGTGCAGATGTACCTACACCTAATCCTTATACACCTGCAATGCAAAGTCCTACTGACACAGATCCTTATAAAGTTTTTAATGTTGATAATGCAATAGCTAGAGGAGCAAGTGGTACATTAATAGATGACAGAACAGGATCTGCAACAGAAGGAAAAATGTTAACAATAAATAACGGAGTTATAACAGAAGCTTATCAAATAGATATGAATTCAGGGCAAAAAGTTAATCTTGATCTTGTTACAGGATTAATATCAGGACAACAATTTGCACAAACAAATCCAAATACAGGAGAACAACAATTTGCAAGTAATATTGTTCCTACAGCAGGAACTGCATTAGGATCAGGCTTTGGAGTTCCTGATGGGTTTGGTGTAGGAACTTATGATCCTAATACTTTTTCAACAAGCAATCCTATTATGGCTAATGTTCCTGCAAATGTTACTCAAGGTTTAGGACTAGGAGCAAACAATAATGCTTTAGCTACACCTGCTCCTTCAATACAATATCCTTTAGGCCCGCCTATGTCAGCAGAAAGTATAAATGAATTTTTAAGTATGCCAGGAAACAAACCACCTATGGGAGGGTTGCCTCAAATAAATACTCCTCAAGCTATTTTAATGCAACAAGGATTAAAACAAATAGCAAATCCTGTTATTCCTATAGTTGATAACCCTTGGCTTAATATGGGAGGAGTAATGTAATGGCAAATCCGTTTCAAACTTTTACTGATTTTTCTTATAGTCCTGAAATAGGATCTATGTTATCTAGTAATTTTTTAGAAAGAACTCCTACAGCAGCTTATTATAGCTCTCCTACAGGAATGGCTTTTTCAACAGCTTCTCCTAATAGAAGAAGATTTTTTCAAGATAGTTTCCAAGATATTTACAATCAATATCTTGGAGAGCTTGGATCAAGAGCTAGACAAGGAGAAATTTCTCCATTAAAATTTGCTGACTATTTAGAAAGAGATCCTTTTACTGAAAGATATTCAAGGTTAAATCCAACACAAAGAGGTATTTACAGCCAAGACTATTCACCATCAACTAGATTTATATATTATTAATGCCACACATACCAGGACATAATCCTTATTCAGGCTTTGTATCACAAGGAGGATTTGCAAGTCCTTACGGGATACCTGCCACAAGTAAATTATTAACTCCTCCGCAACCAACTACGGCTGTTACTCAAATTCCTAAAACAGAACAACCAACTCTTACTCAAGCACCTCCTACTAGAATGCCTGAACCAAAAGAAAGAGGAGGATTCTTTGATCCTTTGATTAGTAAAGAAGCTGTTCAAAGAAGATTGCCAGGAGTTAAGGGAACTGTATTAGGAACTATAGCAGAATATACTACTAGTCCTTTTGATATAGCTGTACTGCCAACATGGGCTATTGGAGGCCCTGTTATATCAGGTGCCTTAAAAGGAGCCAAAGCATTATCATTTTTTCCTAAAGGATTAAAATGGTTTCCTAAAGTATTAGGATCAATCTTTGAACCATTTCCAGGAACTAGAGGATCTTTACCTGCTAGATTATTAGCAGAAACAGGGGCTGCAACAGGTGGTGGTTATTTAGGAACTGAAGCTGCAGATGCAGGAGCTGAGATTGGAGGAACTCCAGGAGCTATATTAGGAGCTATTGGCGGTGGCCTTCTTGGAGGAACAGCAGGTGGTTTATTATCAGTAGGAGGAATGAAAGGAATAGGCAAAGCTATTTCAAAAGCTAGAGGAACAAGTGAAGTTCCAGGTAATGGTAAATTTAAAGGAATGGATCCTTTATATCAAGCAAATCAATACTTCCCTCCTAAATCACAAATGGAATTAGAAATGGAACAAATAGAAGTATTGGCTGCAGGAAGACCTTATACTCCTATTAACGATATAAGAGATCGTGCTTTAAGACAAATACAAGTAGGACAAAGTTATTTTAGAATGCCTGTATGGTTACAAGGAACAGGATATTATCCTGATAGAGAACAAGCAATGTCAGACTTTTTAAAATTAATGTTACAAAGTCCTGAAACATTAGATGCATCAAGTATAGAAGATGTAGGAAGAATAAATGGATTTGAAGAAGGAGGAGGATGGGATAGTAATCCTTATTCTATTGTAGAAGATGTAAGAGCAAGTACAAGAAGTATGAGTCAAAGTTGGATAGGAAAAAGAATAGAACAACTTCCTGATGCTGTTAAAAATGTTATACATAGAATACATAGAACAGGAAATCCTATGTCTGCAGCTAAATTTGGAGTAGAAGTTTTTGAAGTAACCAAAAACAGAATGGAAAAAATAGTAAAAAGTAAAGCAGAAAGATTATATGATTGGGCAGGATTACCTAGAGCTCAAGAACTTTTTGGAGAGTTTGATATTAATGCAACTAAAATTGATGAAGCAACAGGGCAAAGAGTACCTAATATAGATTCAGGAAGAATTAAAGAAGGGTTTTGGAATAATGAAGAAACTAGAAATAAAATAAAACAAGCATGGATAAAACTAGAACCTGAAAAAGATATAAGAGAAATAGATGCAGTATTAAATAATTTAAGTTTACTTAAAATAATTGAAAACACATTGCCATTAGAAAATGATTGGAGAGCTTTTGCTGATGTTTTAACTGAAGAACAAAAAAGATTAATAAAAAGATATTCTCAAGCAAATGAATGGGTGAGAAGATACGGAATGGAAGAAGGTCTTCATTTTGGAGATGTTAATTGGCATCTTCAAAGTTCAGTAGAAGATGGTGAGTTTATGGATGTTTTAGGGTTTACAGATGAAATGTTAGAAAGAATGAATGAAAACATAACAGATGTCGAAGATCCAACAGGGGCTTTAAGAAATGAATTTAAAAATAATGTAATTAACTATGCAAACAGAATTCCTATAATGAAGTTTGATCCTAAAACAAGAGAAATAGGGGACATTGCAGTAATAGCAAGAGATGGAAGTATTTGGAGATTAGGTAAAAGAACAGGATCCGAATACTCTAGAAGATTTTCTAAAATAGAAGTCGGAGAAGCTGAAGGATATGTTTATATGTCTGCTGATACTGCTTTTCTTATTAGTAATCAAGCTAGATTAAAACGAATAGAATATAAAAAACTAGGAAAACTTTTAGCAGAAATGGTAAATAGTGGAGATTATGTAGATTTCAGAGAACTTGAAGCTGTAGAAATAAAACAAGGAACTTATGAATATTTATTTAAACAATGGAGAGATCGATTTCCTGAATATACAGATGAAGAAATTACTAGAAGACTTAAGGCAATTAAAGACGGAGATCTTACTCAGTTACCTGAACAAGCTTTGTTAAAGGAAGCACATGAAAGAAATAAAATTGTTATTAATAAAATAATAGATAAATTAAATAAACCTGGATTTAAATGGTCAAACTTAACCCCATTAGAAGTAGAAAAAATGAAAGCTATGTGGCAAGAATTTCCTCATTTGTTAAATGATAACAATTCAGGAAATGCTATTTCAGATATATTTTCAGATCCTGTAGGAAATAAATTTATTAAAAATTTAAACAATTTAGAGCAAGAAGGTTTTACATCTCAACACCTTAAAGAAAAATTGTATAATCTTTTAAATATAGATAATGATGAAGAAGCAAGATTTTTAGTTACATTTGCTTGGGCAAGAAGAATAATGGGAGATGATATTTTATTTTCAGGAAGAGATATTAATGGAATAGAAGTAAGTAAGTTAAAAGAAGTTATAGATGGAACTAGAATTGGAACCTTAGAAGATACAGAAATTATTAGAAGACTTATAAACAGATACAAAGATACAACTTCTGAACAAGGCAGATTAAGAACAAAAGAATTAGAACTTGAATTAAAAGGATTATTAGACGAAGCTCAAAGAAATAAAAATAAATATTTTCCCTCACAAGTTAAAGCAACTCCTGAAATAGATCCTTTGTATAGAGCTGATACTTATTTCCCTACTAGAGAATGGTTTGATGATGGACTTAATAATATTGTTGCTCCTCGTATAAACGAAATACAAGCAAAGTTAACAACTATCAGAACTTTTGAACATTCTTACAAACAATATGGAAACAAAAAATCATTAGACTTTTTAGGTGAAGATTGGATTCAAGGACTTAGATATAAAAAAGAAAATACATGGATATTAGATAAAGCAGATTCTGTATTTGCTGACGATATTGCAAGACTTATTGATGATACAGAATTAGACGATGCAGCAAAAGTTTTAGAAGAAGATAAATTTAATTTATGGAACGAAACTTTAGATCAAGCTGATGTATTAAAAACTAAAAAACTAAGGAACATGGATCTTAATACAGAAGCTGATATAGAAAAATTTAAATCAGCTTTATTACAAATGTTTAGAACAAGCACAAGAGCTTTAGACGGAAGTGAAACTCAACCAGGATTAAATGATATTATCTTAGAAGCTGAAAATATAATGAAGTTTACAGGAGCAGGACTTGACGATATAGTATTTTTAGATCAACCAATGTTGGAAGATTATATTTTTAGAAGAGTTCAAGATGCTTCTCCTACTACTTATGATAATTTAATAGAATTTAGAGTTGGAATAAATAATGCATTAAAAATATTTGAACCTACTACATGGCAAAAATGGTGGGTAGGTGTGAATACTGTTCAAAGAATGGTAGCTTTAGGCTTTGATGCTTCTATATTTATGATTCAATTATTACCTGCTTGGTTTAATCATCCAGAGATTGGCCCCAAAGTATTTAAAGCATATTGGAGAGCATTAATAACAACCTTTAAAGATCCCGAAGGAGGTAAGTTATTACTTTACAATTACAGAATGCAACCTGAGAACCAAACAATAATAGCAAAATATGGAGCAGATTTATTGTTATCAGAAGATAACGAAATATTTGAAGCATTAACTGCAGGTGGCTTTGGTGAAATGATAACTAAAACTGCAGGATTAGGAAGAGTAACTATTGGATTTAAAAATGCTTTTGATCATGTTTTAGATGTAGCAGGACTTGAACTTGTAAAAGGATTAGATACTATGGTAGATCCTACTAATCCTGAATTAGCTAAAAGACAAATGAAAGCTATATCTGATTATGTAAACTCAATGAGAGGATTATTTAGTTCTCAAATGGCAGGTGTTCCTGCATCACAAAGATACTACGAATCTATGTGGTTATTAGCTGCTAGATACAGAAGAGCAGTAGCAGCTTTATATGGAATGGCTTTATCAAGAGATCCTGAAAGAAGTTATTTAGCACATAAAGCTTTAATTAATGTTACAACAGGAACAGCTTTTGCAGCAGTAGGATTACAAATGATGCAATCATGGGCAGCAGGAGATACTGAAGAAGAAATTTTAGATAAAGTAGAACAATTAATAACTCCTACTAAACCAGGATTTTTAATGTTTAATGTTAATGGACAATCTGTTGGGCCAGGGTCTAAGTTTGTTTCAGATTCTAGAACAATAGGAAGAGCTTTTACTTTTATGTTTAAAAAAGGAACAGGGCAAGATGTAGAAGATTGGCAAAACTTTATGTCATTAAGTGACGACAATCCAGGATTGCTATGGGTACGAAGTCAATTAGCTTTAGCCCCTACTTCAGCATGGAGTATATTTACAGGATCAGATTTTACGGGAGAACCTGTATTTAGAAAAGGAGAAAGTGACTTTGAAACATTAAAAAATTTCTTAGGGCCAGCACAAGATGCAGCAGTTCCAATATGGTTATCAAGTATGTTATTTGAAAACGGAAGTAAAGATGGTGATTGGGGATCATCAGGATTACGAGGAGCAAGTGAACTTGTTGGATTAAGAACACATCCACAAAGTGCAGGAACTATATTAAGAATAGCATCTTATGACAAAATGTCTAAACCTTATAGTGCATTAGAACCTTTTGAAAAAGATTTATTAAGACATTCTTTGGTAAAGGAATTAACTCCTTTACAAGAAGAACAAGTTAGAAAAAGTAAAAGTGATTATGCTATTTATTTTAATAATATAGAAAGAATTAATGAAGAGTTCCAAGAAGGATTAAGAGCTTTAGTATTACAACACCCTGATACTCCTGAAGGTAATAGAGATCTTTACACAACTTACAGAGGAATGAAAAGTCATAGAAGAGGACAGTTAAAAGAAAGAGGGTATGATGTAGAATTTAGAGAAACAAATCTTGAAGAAGAGTCAAATCCTATTAAAATTGCTTTAGCTAAGTATCATCAAATTTATGATAAAGCTATTATTCCAGGTACTTTTGTAATTAATTGGGATAGATGGGATGAAGAGTACGACAAGCTTATGAGTTCTTTAACATTAGAACAACAAGTAGCTATTACTAGAAATAATGATGACTTGCCAATGCCTGTAGAATTTTTAGAAAGATTGAAAAAGATAGGTAAAAAAGAATATGCAAGGTTAGTTCAAGCACAAAAACTAAGAGAAGAATTTTTTATTGCAGCAGATAGACCTGATTTAGCAGAAGAAATTCATAATTGGTATTTTATGTTAGAGGATTGACGAATATAATTTATTTTGGTATTTTTATATAAGGAGGACAAATGGTAAACGAAAATGAAAATACACAACCAGAATTAAACATGGTAACTGAAGAGAGCACAGCTCCTGTAGCTGAACCTCAAGCAGAACCTATAGCTGAACCTGTAGCAGAACCTGCTGTAGAATCTGAAACAACAACTACAGAATCTACTGAAGTTATACCTGCTGCAGAATCTTTGCCACCTAAAGTTGAAGAACCTGTTGGAACTTATCCTACGGGAACTGATTTTAGTGATGGTGATGAGATGCAAAAACAACTAAATGCATCACAAGAAAGGATAGCTGAATTAGAACAACACAGAGCTTATAGTGAAGTACAACAACAAGCTATGCAATATCAGCAACAATTAATTCAACAAGGTTATACTGTAGAGCAAGCAAATACAACAGCACAACAATGGCTTGGAACAAGACAGCAACAAATTCAATCAGAACAAAATTATAAACAAAAAATAGAATTCCAAGAAGGGCAATATAAAGCATCTTTACATTATGGGAAAAAATTTAATGTAGATCCTGAAGTACTATTAAAGTACCAAACCCCTCAAGAAATGGAAGTAGCAGCAAAGCATATGTCTGAAGTTAGGGCATTAAAAGAAGAAAATGCTAAGTTAAAGCAAGGCAAAGTTCCTACACAGAACTTTGACACTAATACTGCACCTGCAGATGCTAGTTCTAGTGAGGAAAGATTATTGGATCTTTACAATTCAGGAGTTCGTAATCCTGAAACCGAGGCAGCAGCTCGAAGAGCAGCAGGCATCGGATAAATTTATAAACCCTTAACAAATAAGGAGTAGTCGTAATGGCACAAACAGCGACAACAGGTAATTTAGAGAATGCGAGTAAGATAATTATCGCAGCAGCTAGATATACCGAGGAGCATAATGCTCCTGCTATGGCTCTAATAGAGAGCTTCAGCCTTCCTAAAGGAGCTAAACAAGTAACAGTTCCTAAAGTAGGGCAAATGACCGTATCTGATTTAACAGATGGTCAAGACATTGTTGACGAAGAAGAAATTGGAATGACAACTGTTGACTTAACAGCAGCAGAAGTTGGAGCCAAAGTTATCTTAACTGATAAACTTGTTCGTGAACAACAAAATAATGTATTCACAATAATTGGTAAACAATTAGGTGATGCAATGGCAAGAAAGAAAGATACAGATGTACATGCATTGTATGGATCTTTAAATGGTGGTACCACTCTTGGTGGATCAGCAGCAATGTCATTAGCTAATGTTGCAGGTGCAATAGCATTTGCAAAAGCAAACAAATTTGGAAGTCAGATTTATATACTTCAACATCCAAATGCTGTTTTTGATATAGCTAATGCAGCAGTAACTTCGTCACAATATGCAATTCCACATGGTTGGTCTGAAGACTTACTAGGAAACTTTTGGAGTGGTATAAGACCTTTAAATGGAGTTCCAATTTTTGAAGATGGTAACTTAGCAGTATCAAGTAATAATGCAGTTGGTGTTATTGCAGCAAAAGATGCTTTAGCAGTTCTTAAGTCTGTAGACACCAGAACAGAGAGGCAGAGAGATGCTTCACTTAGAGCAACAGAGGTAGTTATTACTTCTGATTATGGAGTTTTTGAATTAGACGATGCAAAAGGTGCTCCATTAACTTTTGATGCACAAGCTCCTGCAACTTCTTAATAATTAAAAATGGAGGTATTAATTGGTTAATCATAATTACGGATTAAAAGGTAAGAATAATAGAGATGAAATTAATAAACAAAGGAAAGATATGGGTGTAGATAAATTTGAAGGATTACTGCCTGAATGGCAACCTAAGACTTCGTACTATAATCATATTCCTAAGTTTAATACTGAAGGTAAATTGTTTAAACCTTGTGGTTCTGAATACCCGAAACAACCAAGTGATGCCGACACACAAAAAAGAAGAGGAAAAATTGGTTTGTTTCCTATAGAATGGGATGGTAAATGCAGACTTGAAGCCAAAGGTGACAAGTGTGTATGCAAACCTAAACAAGAAAAAGTAAAGGAAGAGGTCAAGGTAGAGAAGAAATCCTCTATCTAACCTCTCCTTCTTTAGTATGAGTGTAATCTTTGACCGAGCTTATACGACTTTTTAACAATCGGTTGAAGGCGGGGTGTATAAGATACCCGAATTAAATAAAGGAAGGAAGTGTAATGGCTTTTTCAAACATAATAAACGGAACATATGGTCAGGAGAAAGAAGAGACTTCAAGTCAAAAACTTGAACTTGGAACTCGAATGGTATTCCGTGACGGAAGAGAATTTAGATATGCCCATAATGGTGGGACAGCAGTCGGTGAAGGATTAGTTGTAGCAGCAGAAGCTTTAGTTACACATCATGGTTCAGACGGGGATCTAGCAGTTGCAACAACTGCAGCAGGTTCAAGAACTATTGATGTAACAGTTGAAGGTACAGCAGCAGCAAAAGATCTTTACAAAGAAGGTTATCTGTGGTTTAACCAAGCAGCTACATCAGTACATGAATTTTATAAAATTAAAGAACATGATGCTTTTGGAAGTGGTGGTGCAGCTACAGTAACAATAGAGGATGAAGCAGGACTACATCAAGCAGTTACTAACGGAACTGATACAGTAGGAATGATGAAAAATCCCTATGACAATATAATTGTGGCTACAGCAGCAGTTGCTGAAAGACCTGTTGGTGTAACAGTAAATAACTTTACTGCTGATTACTATGGTTGGGTTCAGACTAGAGGAATTTCTGTTTTAAAAATCGATGCAGCAGCAACTTGTGCATTAGGAACTCCTCTTGGAACAAGTGCGGCTCATGCAGGACAAGTATCAGCAGTTGGAGCAGATACTACAGGCGGTATTGCTAGAATACACAGCTTGGCAGGTGTTGATAACGAGTATGCAGTAGTTGTTCTTTATAACTTAGACTAACTATGCAGATCGTAGGTTCAGAAACTTATGATAGAAGATTAATACTACCTGCGGGTGTTACCCTTATAGGGGAATACGGAACAGGTAGTATTAAATCCTTATCATTTAGTTTCTATGACACAGTTACAGAAAGAAGATCGGTACTTCACAATGTGCCTTATACTCCGCATGATCCTTACTCACACAATGCTATTGAAACAATGATAGGTGAGGCTCATGAAACATGGTTAACACAAGTAAGAGCACAAGGTAAAAAGAAACCTAAGATGACAGTACAAGAAAGACAGGAAGCAGGGAAAGTATTAAATGAAATAAGAATAAACAAACAAAAAAGAACTGAAAGTTCTACAGGAAAAATTTATTTTGGAGGAACAAAAATTGACAGAAAAAAACTTAACAGAAAATTCAAACGGAAAGCAAGAGCAAATCGACGATAATGTAGTTGTACTACAAAGTGACATAGCAGAAGCTATGAACGAAGATCCTTTGTTAAAACTTAAAGTTTTAAACAAAGCTCTAGTTCGTGAGAATAAAAATTTAAAAGAACAAATTAAAATAATGGGCGAAGCTCAAGTTAACAAAGCAAAGAAGGAGGAAAAAAATGCCACCAATGGGTAAAGGTACATACGGAAGTAAAAGAGGAAGACCACCTAAAAAGAAAAAAGCTATGAAAAGAAAGAAGAAATAAATTATGGCTGCTGATCCAAGGTTAAAAAGGGCAGGAGTATCAGGGTTTAACAAACCTAAACGAACTCCTAATCATAAAACTAAATCTCATGTAGTTGTAGCTAAGTCAGGTGACCAGGTAAAGACTATTAGATTTGGGCAACAAGGTGTTAGTGGGGCAGGTAAAAGTCCTAAGACAGCTAAAGGAAAAGCTAGAAGAAAATCATTCAAAGCTCGTCATGCAAGTAATATAGCACGAGGTAAAATGAGTGCAGCATATTGGGCAAATAAAGTAAAGTGGTAATAATATGGCAATAACACAAGGTAAAACATTAGAAGATTTAAGAAAGGCTATAGGCAGAAACCTAGGCAAAATGGTAACAGGTACTACATCAGGTAGTGGCTCTACTACTACTGCTGTAGATGCTACATTATTTGGAGGAGATGACGAATATAACGGATATTATATTCGTATTACTTCAGGTACTTATGATGGTACTACTAGAAGAATAACAGATTATACTTCTTCTACAGGTACTATGACATTTGCTGCAGTAGCAGGTACTATTGCAGGTAGTGTGACTTATGAGTTATGGGAAAATGGATTTGATCCTGATGTTATAGATGAATATATTAATCAATCTATGTGGGAAATAACAGGAAGAGTTTATGATCCCGTAGAAAATCTAGATGTACATACAGATAGAATTAATGCCAGGTGGGAAATTCCTAGCGGAATAGAGATGATACAGGATGTTTATTATAGAGATAAATTTACTGTAAAAGAATTACTTAGTTGTGATTCAGTATTTGACGAAACAGTTGATAGTGACTTTACTGTTAGTGTAGACACAGAAGATTACAAGAGAGGTTCTGCTTCTAACAAGTTTGTTATAGCAGCAGGAGCTTCGGCAGGAGATATAGCTACAGATTCTATAACCTCTGTTAACCTAGCTAAATATGATTACATAGAATTTTGGATTAAGTCTACAGCAGCTACATCATCAGGTAATTTAAAAATATTATTAGATGATTCTGCTAGTTGTGCAAGTCCTATAGAAACTTTACTTGTTCCTGCATTAACTGCTGATACATGGAAGTATTGTAGGGTAGCATTAAGCAACTCACACAAAGACACAGCAATTATATCTGTAGGATTAGAGTATGACTCTGACTTAGGAGATTGTACTATATGGCTTGATGACATCAAAGCAGTAAAAAATGATACTGCAGTATGGGAAAAACTGCCAAGAGATACTTGGAGAATAGATAAAGAAGGTACAACACAGGGAGCTAGTACTGCTGATTTAGTATTGTCAGATAGAGGTAGGGCATTGGCTTCTTATAGATTAATTAAATTAGTGGGTGGAGATAAACCTGCAGAATTAAGTGCAGACTCTGATACAACTGAAGTTCCTGAAAGATTTATAACAGCTTATGCTACAGCTTTAGCAGCACAAGCAGGATCTGTAAGACAAGAATTAGATACTGATGGTATGAGAACTCTTTCAGGATTTTGGCACAATAAAGCAGCAGAAGCTAGAAATGCTATGCCATTCTTAACTAATGTAAGAACGGTGAGATAATGGCCAATAAGGTTATTAAAAAAAATGAAGTGTTTCTTAATGGAAATTATTATCCAATAACTAGACCTGTGCAACAGGTACTTGCCTCCATTTACCCTGCTAAGGTTGTTATTGGCGATACCACTCGTGATTCGCAAGCTAGAGCAAGTGTAATATCTTGGTCTGACTTCAGGGGTGGTATAGGTGTAGAGAGAATGGAAGGAGCTACAGATGTAGATCGTTCTTGGTTCAGTACATGTAGCCTTCGCTACAAAAGACACCTGGTATTACCTGCAAAAACTACTTCTGTAAGTAACTCAGATGCTACAGGAGAAACTTTAGATATCTTACAAGAGTTTAATGGAAACTTATACGGGATATGGTCTAATAAAAAAATTTATCAATATAATTCAGGATCAGATAGTTTTGGTTCTGCATTAGATACATTGCCTGATGTGGCTACAGATGCATTAGAAGTAAGAATGGGAGGTACATTATACTTAGTTATAGCTCATACAGGAGGATATACTTATACTTCTGATGCTAGTAGTTTTACTGATGACACTAAAGATACAAAGTTTCTTGCATTTTGGAATGATAAATTATACGGGATAGATAATGCAGGACAATTATGGTATGCCTCATCATTAGGTTCTGAAACAAATGATGCTAAATTACCATTACCTGACGGACATGTGACTGATTTATTTGTAGCTAGAAATGCTAGTGGTAATCCTATTTTATATGCTATGACTAAAGAAGGATTATATGCTCATGATTCAGCTAATACTTTATGGGTTGAAACACAATTAGCTTTACCATTTCATAATGAAAATGGTAAAGGCTCTACTAGATGGAGAGATTCAGTTTATATACCTGCAGGATTAGGTATATATAAATATATTAACGGAAGTAATTCTGCTGTTGTTTCTATAGTTGGGCCTGACAGAGATCATGGATTGCCTTCTGATTATAGAGGTACTATAACAAAATTAATGGGAACACATAATGATTTAATTGCAATGGTAGATGGAACATTAGCTCCTACTTCAGTAGATTTATTTGCTACAGGAGAAACTCCTGTAATAGATAATAGTACAGGATATAGTAGTGTATTAGGATATAACGAATCAGGATGGGAAGTTAAATGGGCAGCATCGGGAACTGATCAAGGTAAAAAAATTACATCAGGTTTTGTATCAGATGTAGGAGGAACATTAACTTCTACTAATCCTTATAGAATGTATTGGGGATTTGACGGAAATTTATATTATCAACAATTGCAATCAGATGTTATAAATCCTACACAAGTAGTTAATTATAATTACGAAGATAGTGTAGATGGAATACATTACACCCCTTGGTTTAGTGCAGATCAAGTAGAAGTAGACAAACTAGCATTAAAACTTAAAGCAGAAACAGCTACTTGTAATTCAAATCAAACTATTAAAATTGAATATGCTTTAGATTATGACGAAACTTATACTACTATGGGAACTATTACTAGTAATGGAATAACAACATATACTTTTGGCAATAATGTAGGGACTGCATTTAGATCAATACAATTTAAAATAACCCTTGCTACTAATACTATAACAGCATCTCCTGATTTAATAAGTTTAACTTTAGAATATAGAAAAAAATTAGATACAAAATTTGGTTGGGCTGTTAATGTAGATATAAATAAAGGATACAAAGGGAAAACTCCTAAAGATATGAGAGCAAATATATTGTCTGATATACAAAGTAATACCTTATTAGAGTTTACTTATAGAGATGATTCTTCTACTAATAGAAATTATTATGTTGATATAACCTCGGCACAGGGATTGGAAAGCACAGCTTTTGATGAACGAGGCACAACACAATTATTATTAACCGAGCCGTGATATGACTACACAAAACTTACGAGAACAAGTACCCGAAGGGTGGCCAGGAAGTTTGCCAGAGTATTTAGTTTACAGATCGTTAACTGAAGAATTCAATAAAACAGAAGGCTCTGACTTTACTTATCAATCTTCTTTATTAGGAGGAAGGTTGTTTAAAGGAGGAGTAGTATTAGATTTTTACTTTTACAATCCTCCAGACCTTGCAATAAATGTGCAAGGTGAGTATTATCACTATGGAATGGGTTTAACTCCAATGCAAAATGACAGGTTTGTTAGAGCTCAGATGGCAGGAGAAGGAATCACATTGATTTTTATCGATGAAAATGATATTTTAAATAATGTAGATCATTTTGTAGAGGAGGCACTAAACTACAAAGATCACTCTAGACTAGGATCAGGAGGAAGATAAATGGCAACAATACAATATTCAGGTTGGTTGTTTAAAGATGACGGAACTGCTGTAGATGGAGCAACAGTTCAGTTATACGAACAAGGATCAACAAGTTCTACAGTAGGTAGTTCAGTTACTACAGGGGATAGCTCTTGGGCTGACGGCTATTGGGAAATAACAACAACACAAGAACCTGATTCTACAGGTGCTTATTATGGTCATGATGTAAAAATTACATCAGGATCATCAGTAAGATGGTTAAGAGGTAAAACAAGACAAAGTTTTGCAGAAGTAGATATAAGAAATGCAACAGGAGCTACACAAGGTGGATTACTTGTTGCTAATAATGCTAATACTGCTAGTAATAAAGTGGCAACATTTGCTAACAGAATGAGAACAGGTCAAGCTAATGATGAAATATATTTATCATTTGAAATGATGAATGATGCAGATGTAATACATGAATTTGCCCGTATGACAGTAGTCGCTAAAGATGTAACTAGTAGTGGGAATACTGAAGACGGAGAAATACAATTTGATGTAATGAAATCAGGTAACTTAACTAAGGTATGGACTATAAGTTCTTCAACCTCAGGAGCTACTTCTATGGATATGGATATAGATAGCTTTACTATAGGAACAGGAGCAGACACAGATATTACTTTAACCTTTGATGCTAATACAGCAGACGGAGTTATTACCTGGATGGAAGACGAAGACTACTTCCAATTCTCAGATGATATCTTAATGAACAGTACCGAAAAAATAAACTTCGGAGATACTGCAACTTTCATACATCAGTCTTCTGACGGAGTAATGACTATTGATGGAGAAGCAACGATAGACCTTAATGCCTCTACAGCAGTTTTAGTTAGCAATGATTTGAAATTAAATAGTGACTCTGCTGTTTTAGGATTCGGGGCAGATAACGACACAACCCTAACCCATACAGACGGAACAGGGTTGACATTAAACTCAACAAACAAATTGACTTTTGGAGATACAGGTACATTTATACATCAATCTTCTGACGGTGTTTTAACTATAACTTCAGATACCACAGTAGATATTAATGGAGCTGTTGCCTTTGACGGAGCAATCACAGGAGCAACTAACATCACCTTATCAGGTGAGTTAGATGCAGCAACTTTAGATATATCAGGCAATGCTGATATAGACGGAACATTGGAAGCTGATGCTATCACAATAGGTGGTACAGCAATAGGCTCAATATATGGGGTAGTTGCAGGAAGTTCTAGCATTGTAACAACAGGAGCTTTAGATAGTGGTTCTATTACCTCAGGTTTTGGAAACATTAATACAGGCTCATCTACTATTACCACTACAGGAGCTGCTGATTTAGGAGCTACAACTGTAGATAGTTTAACTTCTACAGGAACAATAACAGGTGGAAGTGATGGGTCAGGAGTAGATGTTGTATTTTACTCAGCAACAAGTGGAGATAATTTAACATGGGATGCCTCAGAAGAAAAGCTAGTTATAACAGGAACTGATGGAGCTAATGCTCTTGAGGTTGCTGATGGTAATGTAAGTATTACTGACAACTTAACTGTTAGTGGAAATTTAACTGTTAGTGGATCAACAACAACTGTTTCTACAACTAACTTAACTGTTACTGATCCTTTGATTAAATTAAATCAAGGGCAAACAGCTTCTCCTGCTAATGACTTAGGACTTATATTTACTAGAGGTGATGGTTCTTCTACTAATACAGCAAACAGAGCTATCTTATGGGATGAATCAGCAGACGAATTTGTATTTGCAAATACAAATGATGAAGCAGGAACAACTGTAGGTAATGTAGATATAGATGATTATGCAAATGTTAGATTAGGAGGGTTAACAGCAGATGATGCTGTGACCTTATCTACTATAGCAGAAGTAGGAAGTGATACTGACAAGTTTTTAATGTCAGATAGTGGAGTTGTTAAATATGTAACAGGAGCTAACCTACTAAGCTATATCGGAGCAGGCACAGGAAGTGGAGATATCACAGGAGTTACTATAACTGCTGACGATACTAATACAGCTTCTGATACAGCAGGTAGTGCAGACTTTACTGTAGCAGGTGGTACAGGATTAACATCATCTGTGTCAGGAACTACAATAACTATAGCAGCAGATGCTGCACAAACAGGAATTAACTCTTTACTTGCTACAGATATAGTAATAGGTGAAGATGCACAAACTAAAATAGATTTTGAAACAGCTAATGAAATTCACTTTGATGCTGATAATGCAGAACGAGTTAAGATAGATTCTACAGGATTAAATATAGTAAGTGGTAGTTTAGAAACAGCTACCATTGATTACACAGATGGCGATTTAGCCATAACAATTGCAGATGGTGGTGGGATAACTGCTGCAGCAGGTATTACATCTACAGCAGCAGCTAATAGTTTTGGAGCTTCATCCTTTAGTGGTGATATTACAATGGGAGATACAGGTCAAGTTATATTTAGTGACTTAGCTCCTGCTTCAGATCATACAGCTTCAGGTATAGTTATAACTACAAATTCAGGAGAATCTGTAGGAATTTTTGATGCAGTTTATATTAGAAGTGACGGAGAATTGGGGCCTGCTGATGCTGATGCAGCATCAACTATGCCTGCCATAGGAATAGCTTTAGAAGCTAAAGGAGATGGAGAGGCAACAAAAGTTTTAATTCAAGGAGTATTAAGAGATGATACTTATAACTTTACTCCTGGAGCAGATATATTTATAAGCACAACAGCAGGAGATATTACAGCAACAGCTCCTTCGGGTAGTGGAGATACAGTACAGAAGGTAGGAGTAGCTTTAACTGCTGATAGTGTATATTTTAATTTTAATACTACTGAAATATTGTTAGCATAATGCCTGATATAAGCAAAGTAAATAATGTTACAGGAGATACCTCTACTGTTTCTAAAATAAACGGAGTAGCTGTTGACGGATTTAGCACAGTTGACGGACAAACCTTTGTAACAAGTAGCATAGTTGCAGCAACAGGAGGTAATACTGTAGCAACTGACGGAGATTACAAAGTACACACATTCACTTCTAGTGGAACATTCTCTGTTTCTCAAGGAGGCTCTGTTTCTATTCTTGTTATTGCAGGAGGAGGGGGCGGAGGCTCAGGTGGTATAATTTCAGGTTCTAAATCAGGAGCAGGAGGAGGAGCAGGAGGTATGCTTATTAACACCGACTATACTGTTTCAGCAGAAGATATTACAGTTACTGTAGGAGCAGGAGGTGCAGGTGGTTCTGTGGTAAATGCTGACCCACCAAAAGGGTCTAGTGGTTCTAATAGTGTATTTGGCGACCAAACAGCCTATGGTGGTGGAGGCGGTGGAGGTAGCAGTAGTGGTAGTACCAACCAAGGGCTTAACGGAGGCTCAGGAGGAGGCTCAGGAGGAAATGAAGACGGAGGACTCGGAACTTCAGGACAAGGTAATAATGGTGGAAGAGGTAGATTTAGCGATCCAGGAGGAGGTGGTGGTGCAGGAGCAACAGGGACAACAGGGCAGACTACAGGAAATGGTGGAGCAGGATTGGCGAATAGTATAACAGGTTCATCAGTCACTTATGCAGGTGGCGGTGGAAGAGGTAGAATTAATGAAGACGGAACTGCTTTAGGAAGTGGAGGCTCAGGAGGAGGCGGAGATGGTGGAACATCAAATGCTTCTAGTGCTTCAGCAGGTACAGCAGGAACAGCCAATACAGGTGGCGGTGGTGGTGGCGGAGGTCAAGGAAACTCGAGTGGCAGCTATGCAGGTGGAGCAGGGGGAGCAGGTGGCTCAGGCATTGTAATAGTAAGGTATCAATACCAATAATATAAATGGG